CGCTGAATTGCTGTTCCCCCTCAGTCACGCGATTGAGGCGGATTGGATTATACCCGCCATAGAACGGCGATGTCATTTGAAGGGCCACGCCAGCGCGTATAATGCCCACCAGATTGCCAGTACCATCATTCAGGCTCACCTTTAGCCTGCGCGTAGAGATGGGGTCGCCTGAACCATCTGTGAACATAATGGCGATGGTGCTGTTGTCAGGCACAGTGAAGGATGCGCGGGAAGTGTAGGCCGTCACAAGATCGGGGCTTGTCGATACTGTCATCGTCCGCCCTGATAGGTTATGCGCCGAGATAAAAACCGTATCAACATCCGCCGCGCTTGCGGTTTCCAGTTCCCAATCATTAGCGCCCGCCGCTGCCGCCCAACGCTGCGCGGTGTAGTTGTTTGTTGCAAGATCGCCGTTTGTCCCGTCCGCCGTGACGGTCCCGGTGATCGGCGCATAGAGAATGCGGGCATTGGTTAGCGGCTCGTTAGCCCCGACCGTGTAGCCTGCCAGATTTAGCGTCATGCCAATACCCCGCGAATGTTGCCGCCGTTGCGTTGCGTGGTGTTTAGCTGCTCGATGATTTGCCGCGCGAAGCTTTCGCCAAAGCCCATCGGATCATTCTGGATTGTGAAGGCGAAAGTCGTAGTCGGTTGTGCCGCCGCTGCCGTTGCCGTGCTTGCGGATGATCCGCCCCCGCCTGAGCCTGCATTGCCGCCGCTATCGCTTACGCCTTTGATGGATGCCACGAATGCAGCGCCCTTTGCCAAAACAGCCGCCGCGCGGGCAAATCCGAATGTGCCTGCCTTCAACTCTGCCGCTGCGCCTGTCAGCGTATCAACCCAAGCCCGTGCCGCGCCGAAAACCTTGGCAACCTTTAGCGCCTTTTTGTTGACGCTTCCTAACGCGGTAAGCATTTCCTCGCCGCCCTGCAATGCCGCAGAAACGCCCCACTCGTTGCCCATTTCTTTGATGCCAAGCAACCGCGCCTGATGTTCTTCTTCTAGCCGCTCGATTGCCGCATGACGCCCACCGATTGCCTCAAGTTCCGCATCGGTTGCCATTTGCAGCGTTTCTAGGCTTTCTTCATACCAATCCGCGATGATCTCGCGCTCGGTTTGCAGGCTTTCCAAAAGCGCTTGCACCCGGCCCGTCATACCGCCTCCTGTGCCGCCGCCGGACGTGCCACCGCCTGATCTATCAGCGCCAGGCTTAAAGCCCCCGAATACGTTATCTGCTGTTCCTTGAACGCCAGTGCCAAAGCCAAGCGTAGGCGTAGCAGGGGCCGATATAAAGCTGCCATCGTCAACCGTTTCGAGCGTGGACGGATCGCCGCTTGCGGTTAGCGCCCTAAGCTTCGCCGCCGCTGCAATGACGGGGCCGAACGCCTCGCGCAGTTTATCAAGCGCTGAAATTGCATTACCAAAACGCGCATCATCAACATCGCCCATTGCCTCAATCAGCGTCCGGGCGCGGCCTTCCATTTCGGTCATGGTCCCGGCGAACTCATCGCCTGAGATTTTTCCTTCTGCGTATTTCTGATCTAGAATTGCCATTTCTTCGGCAAGATCGCGAATACCGCTTGCGCTTGCGCTTTCGTTCATCTGGTCCATTGCAAATGCAACGCCCAAAAGAGAAAGCTTTACCTCTGCGCCGACATTGGAAAGCGCGTAGATTTGGCGCTCAACCGTATCTGTCAGTTTTTCAAGTTCGCTTTCAACTCCCACAATCGCAGCCGCAAAATCAATAAGCGCGTTTGCGGTTTTCTCAATCGCCGGGGCCACCGTTTCCGCCATGCGATTGCCTAGCCCGGCCATGACCATGCTAAGCCGACCGACCGCATCATTCGCCCGCTCTACGCTGTCAGATGTCGTTTGGCTTACGGCAATGCCAAAACGGCGCTGGAACTCTGCCGCTTCCTCTGCCTTAGCCCTGTAGCCCTCAAGCATGTTAATTGCCGACCGCCCAGCGCGCCCGAAAACCTCCATCGCCGTTGCTGTCTTTTGCGCTGGATCGGTGATCCCGTTCAACGCCTCCGCAACCTTGGCAAACTGCTCATCCGGCGCAAGGCCCTGCAAATCCTGAATGCTCAACCCAAGCTGACCAAAAGCCGCGACCTGCAAAGCCGTGCCTTTGGACAACTCAACAATGTTCCGCTGCATAAGGCCAAGCATCGAGGAAAGCGCGCCCGCCTCCACCCCGGCCTCGCCCGCCACCAGCGTCATCTTTTGGAAAGCTTCTGTCGTTAAGCCAAGGCTTCGCGCTTGCTTTGCAAGAACGTCGATCTGCGCAAGGCTCTGTTTGGTCAAGGCAACCATCGCAATCGCAACCGCAGACGCCGCCGCTGCCCCGACCTTGGCAAACTTGGCAAGCGATGCGCCCGCCTTATCTAGACCCTTATCAAGATCGCTCGTATCTGAGCCGATCTTTACCTTGATTTCAGGATTTGCCATAGCCGCTTTGCATCCATTCTAGCAGTTCGTCCGATTGCGCTTTTGAGAGGTTGCCCCCCTTCTCTTCTGCGCCAAACTCAAGCAGTAGTTCCGGCAACGTCATGGCCCAAAACTCTCCGGGCTGGATACCTGTTGATCGCGCCGCCTTGTAAAAAGCATCCCAATCAATAGGCTCAATCTCGTCATCGTCTAGGCCGCTGCTTCGGCCTCTGGCTTTTTTGTTTCTTTGACCTCTGGCATGATGCAAGAGCAAATGAGGCCAAGATATTCGGCTAATTCCTTCGGGTTTTCGAAGGATTGGAACTGCGCCAGGGCGTCATCATCCGTTGCTTTGCCGCCGCTTGCGTTGATAAGTTCCGCCAAGACAAAAGCCCCGTCGAAGTACCCATGCCCGCCCGACAACCTGACCATGACTTCGACAAGGTTAAAGCCGGGGTTTTCCCGCCGCCCCTTCATTTCAATCATGCGCAAAAGACGGACTGTCGGGGTCACGATATAATCGCGCCCCGCAAACGGAATGGATATGTCCCGAAAGACCCCCATTAATCAGCCGTCCAAGTGATGTCGCCGCTGCTTTCAAAGGTGGCAGAAAAGCCCGTGGCCTCTGCGCCCTCGCCGCCGTTGATGCCGAATGACGTGATGCACCATGCCCCGGAATAAACGCCCAGACCGTCAATATCAAAAGACAGAACATGAAGCGCCAGTGCATCATCACGCGCAAGAGCCGCAAGAACATCTCCGTCAAGATAGCCATCGCATGACATGCTCATGGAGAATGTGCCAAGTTCAGCAAGATACGTCCGCACCCCGGCGGCGTCCTTGTCGGTCACGTCGATAGGCTCACGGTTGATTGTGATGCTGTCGGTAATAGCCCCCGCGATGGGATTGGTGCTATACACAACGCGCACCTTTCTGCCTGCATATTTCGCCATTGTGTTAGCCTCCTAAGCTATGGTTGACACGTTATAACATAACATTCATTCAAGCGCTAGAACCCGAAAGCGCAGAAGTCCGCGCCGGGTGATCCCGTCCGGGTCTAGCGTAAAGTCAATTGCCTCGCATTCGGTGATTATATGACCGTCAACCGAAAGCGCAGATCGGTGCAGTTGATCGTAAACCGCCTGCGCGAGTGTTTCGCATTGCGTTGTGCCAAGACGTGACCAAACATCAACCTGCACTAGGGCGTTTGTGCCGCTCACGCCTTTGTCGTTTAGGCCAGTATCGGACACCACAGAGAAAGAGACATAGGGGAAATAGTCACCAGCGCCGCTATCCTGGGCCTGTAGGGCCGTGTCATGGAATACGGCAGGGATTGCCCCATATTCAGCACTCAACAGGCTGGTGATCGCGCTGACGTTTAGCTTGGCAAACACCGCGCCCCGAAGTTGTACAGGTTTCATTTTGCCGCCTTTCGCAGTGCCGCATCAATCCTCTTAACCAGCTTTAGCCTGCCCTTTTCAGTTGCCGGAACCCAAGCCGGACGCGCCGCAATCTTGCGGGTGCCAAATTCCAGATAATAGGCATAGGCCAATCGACTGCCGATGGTAGCGGTTAGCTTGTTCGTTTGCTCAAAGTACACAGAAGACACAAGCGTTCCAGTATCCGTTGCCGGGGCATCACCTGGGGCCGATGCTTGATGCATTCCAGATAGGTTTTGCTTTCCGTCCGCTCTAAATATAGCCGCAAGCTTTCCGTCTTCGGGGTTTCCAGCGTAAACGCGCATCAATCCATCATCGCCAGGAATGCGGTAGTATGTAACCCCGCGCCCCTTTTTCTGTATCATCTTCTTAATCTCGGTGTTGATCTCCAGCGCCGTTGCCGTGATCGCCGTTGCAATACCAGCCTCAGCCTCTTTCGCAAACGACTTCAACGCGGCTTGCACCCCGTCCATCCCGTCGATGCTGATGCTGATATTGCTCACTTTGCCGCCTCGACCATTGCCCGCAGTTTGGCGCTTGGGAAAATCCACAGCGTCACCCCGTCGAGATCCGTTTCAACCAGCCCACCGCCCGACAAATCAAGCGGCCTAGTGATCCGAACCCCGTTAAGGAAGTCGCTTAAAGGCGTGGCGTTAATGCGGATCATCATGTCGCCACCCCGCCGCGCAGGCTGATAACGTACCACTGATCATCAAAGTCCACATTGTCGATAAAGGTTATGTCATAGGCCTTGCCCGCGAATATCACGCGGTCGCTTTCCAGAAGTCCCGTGAAATACCGCGTCACCAGCTTGTGCGTATAGGTCGCCTCGATCCGCGCCGATGCAAACCGTTCCCCGCCGCTTGCCGCCTTCATATTCCCGCGCGTGGGCGCGCCTGTGATCGTCGCCCATACCTTTGTTACGCCGCCAGACCCGTCACTCGTGCGCGTGGCCCGCTGAAACGTAATCGAATGTTTCAGCATCCCGGAATGATACTTGGGGCAGGTCATTGGGTGCGCCTCACAACAATAATATTAGAATTGCCGCGCGCTGATCTTGCCCAAACTCGCGCCTGCCCGACTTGCGTGTTGCATTCAAAGTCCCATCGAGGCGGGAAGCTATCCACTAAAACAAAAGGAGCATCGCTTGCAGGCGCATCGGCGCTATCGTTAAAATGCAAATGAATGCCACCTGCGCTTCTGATCTGCACGGCCAGCGCGTTGTTGCCGTTTAGGATTTCAGACCAATCGTCAGGCTCCAATGATACAGC